GGTAGCGCAGTAAATCCAGAGGAGGGAGGAAGACCTTCCGAGACTGAAGAAGGAGAAAATTAAATGGCAGTCAGAGTAAAGAAAACAGTATTAGATATTGCATACAAACATTTTAGCGAGTTTGGATTGCCTCTTAATATTGAGTACAAAGCTTACGCAAGTATAGTAGGGCCTAAAGAAGCTCTATCAGCTCCTTCAGTAAAAAGGAGTTTTAAAGCATGGAAATACGTACTTCATGCACTAAAAAAGAACTACCCAGATTTAGTAAAAAAATCGGAACCAAAACCTGCCCCACCTAAAGCACCTAAGCCAGCACCTAAGGCTGCGGTCAAGCCTGCTGTTAAACCAGCAGTAAAAGAGGATAAAGATGATGAATAAAATCTTTAATCTGACGTCTACTTTCAAGACTCATGAACAGGACGATGGTTCTGTCATGATTCGTGGGATGGCAAGCACGGCTGACTTTGATCGCGCGGGTGATTCCATCTCAGCAGAAGCATGGCAGAAAGGTGGACTACAGAACTTTGAAAAAAATCCAATTATTTTATTTAATCATGATTATAATAAACCAATTGGTAGAGCTACAGGTCTGAAAGCAGGACCAGACGGCCTGGAGTTAGAATGTAAGATTAGCAAGTCAGCACCTGCTAATGTTGCAGAACTAGTTAAAGACGGTGTTCTTGGGGCCTTTTCCGTAGGTTTCCGAGTCAAGGATGCTGATTACATTAAGGAAACCGACGGATTAATGATTAAGGACGCTGAGTTGTTTGAGGTATCGGTAGTATCTGTACCGTGCAATCAATCAGCTACTTTTTCGCTCGCGAAGTCTTTTGACTCATCTGATGAGTACGAAGAGTTCAAAAAAACTTTCACAAATCGTGTAGATCTAGCAGGTCAGTCTCTGGCTAAGGATGAAGATATTACTTCGGGAATAGCTAGTGACACCACACCTCAAAGCGCGGACATTAATTCCGCAGATCAGGAGATCAAGATGGAAAATCAAAACATCGACTTGGAAGCTTTTGCAAAGAAGGTAGCTGAAGATACAGCTGCTAAGATTGCTATGAAGCAAGCCGAGCAAAAAGCAGCTGATGAAGCAGAAGCAAAAGCAGTAGCCGACGCAGAAGTTGAAAAGGCACAGGCTGTTGAAGCCGAAGAAAAGCGCGTACAAACTGGCGTACAAACTGGCGTTGAAGCCCTTATGGCAGACGTTGAAGCTAAGCTAGCTGAAAAAGACGCAAAAATGGACGAAGTACTTAAGCAGTACAAGTCTGAGTTGGAAGAGAAAAGCGAAGAAATCACTAAAATGCGTGAGTCTAAGCGTGTATTCTCTGATCGTTCAGATAGCTTAAACACTGTCTCTAAGTGGGGCAAAGAGTTTATGAACGCACACCTTCTTGGTGTAATGACTGGTAAGGGCCTTGAAGGCACTGCATATGGTCGTGACATTATTGAAAAAGCCGGTGTAACTTATGCTTCTGCACAGCCTAACATTGCTACTGAAGTATCTGGTCAAATCGAGAAAGAAATCATGCGTGAGTTGAAACTTGCACGTGCTTTCCGTGAAATTCAGATTAATTCACAAGCACAAGTATTGCCAATTCAGCAAGACACTGGTTTGGCTACCTTCCAAACTGGAGCTGCTGCAACTGGTAACTTGCAAACTCGCGGTTTGGCTGCCCCATCTCCAGCACAGGTAACATTGAAAGCGTTCCGCTTGATCTCTACCACTCTTATGGATAACCATGTAGATGAAGAGATTCTTATCAATCTAATGCCTATGCTAGTTGAGTCAGTAGCACGTTCACACGCTCGCGCAGTTGACGACGCTATCTTGAACCACGATGCAACAGGTTCTGACGACTTCAGTGGTTTGATTAAGACAGCTGGAAGCAACATCTTTGATACTTCAGTATCCGCTGCTAACCTTTCAGGTACTGCAGTAGATGCCGCCGACTTCTTGGGTGCTCGTAAGATGATGGGTAAGTATGGTATGATGCCTGAAGAGCTCGTGTATGTTATTTCACAGAAGCGTTACTACGATCTAATCGCAGATACTGCTTTTGCTGACATTACAGACGTAGGTTCTGATGTTGCTACTAAGCTCACTGGTCAAGTTGGTGCAATTTACGGAACTCCTGTAATTGTATCTGATAACTTTGACGACGAAGTTGATAATGCTTGTGTTGGCCTTGCAGTCAACATTCGTAACTTTGTTATTCCACGCCTACGTGGTGTGAATGTAGAGCAAGACTACGAAGTAATGAACCAGCGTAACGTTATCGTTGCTACTCAGTCACTTGGCTTTAACCAGCTAGTTCTTGACACTGCAACTGACGTATCAGTAGTTCGACTTAACGCAGTAGCGTAATAGCTAAGCTATAGAAACGAGGGGGAGTTTATCTCCCCTAAGTTTTTACTAATGGACTTATAGAATATGGCAGATTTAATTACAATAGATGATTATAAGACCGCTAGAGGAATTTCTTCTATAAAAGAAGATTTAAAACTTTCTCCGCTTATACCTTCTGTGAGTCAATTAGTAAAAACTTATTGCGGTAATAGTATATTAGACTATTATTCAACCAATAAAATAGAGACATTTAATATTGGGTGGAATACTCATGTAGTGCAGCTTACAGAAAGCCCCGTTAATACAATAGTTTCTGTAGAGAAAAGAGATTCCGTTTCAGAAAGTTACAGCACCGTGCCATCAACAGACTATTATCTAGACCAAGCGACGGATAGTGTACTATATGTAACGGGATCTACCTACAAAAACTGGCCTCTAGGAGCAGGAGCAATTAAAGTTACCTATACTGCAGGGTATTCAACTTGCCCCGCAGATTTAAGGTTAGCAGTAATAGATTTGATTACTTACTACCTAAAAGAAGAGCACAGAGAAACAAGAACTTTAGGAGGAGCAAGCATTCAAAATCCTAGCTCTACCAGTTTAAATGATAATGTTGGTTTTCCAGACCATATTAAGCGAGTCTTAGACTTGTATAAAAACTTTTAATGGCTACTAAAGACCTAAAAGCTTTTCTAATAAAAATAGAGAAAGAACTATCTAAAAACTCCAAGGAGTATAGACAGAGTATATCTGATAAAAAAGTTCATACTTTTTCCTTATCTCTAGACGGGTTAACTAAACATGTTGAATATCAGTTAATAGTAGACGGAGTTACTATACCAAAAACAGTACTAAATAAGTATATTAAAGAATTTTTTACAGAAGTAAAAAGTGCTTTTATGGGAAAGCTAACTAACGTTAAAATATTTGAAAGAAAAGCAACAGCTTCGGATTTTTATATTACATTTCAAAGCAGATCAAAAGTTAGAGGAGGTGATGAATATCTCGACGCCAGAGTAACTTTTGATGCAATAAAGATTATTTATAAGGCTGAAAAAACAAGATTCTCAGATAAAATAGAAAAGTACTATAAAAAAAGTAAGAAAGATTTTAATAATAGTAGTTTTCTACATTTAGGACACGAAAAAGAGTCTGCTATAGTTAATCAACGGGTTCAAAATACTGTGACTCAGTTAATGCAATATGGAGAAATACCTAAAAGTTTAAAAAAATTACCTGAAATAGAACACTTACTTACATTAACTAAAAACGATGATCTTGACACTATTTCTGTAACACTTGAATCCGGTAGCTTTAACGTACATCAAGGCTCCTCTGAAGAAAAAGCTTTTAAAGACAAAGTAAATGCAGATTTAAAAAAAGCAATAGCAAAACTAGATACTTTGAGGCAGACAAGCTCAGACAGCGCGATTACAAGAACAAGAAAAAAATCTATAAAAGCAGTAACAGACCCTTTTAAAGCTATAAAAGGAGCAGTAGTAACAGTAGAAAATACCAAAATAAAAAAGTCGAAGAAAACTCCAGTAGTTTTATCTAAGAAAAGTAAGGTAGAGAGAGTCCCTTCTAAAGGCTCTAAAAAACCAAAAGCTATTAGCAGAAGAGTGGCCCCAAAAACTACTATAGATGTTAAATTTTTAATAGGCATATTTAATCAGGAGCTTCCTAATACAATAGCTAATAATATGGGAGATCCTAGACTTAACTTTCAAACAGGAAGATTTTCTAGAAGTGTTACAGTTTTAGATATTGCACAAACAAGACAGGGTTTTCCAAGTGTAGGATACACCTACCAAAAAAAGCCTTATCAAGTTTTTGAAAATAGTAGTGGATCAAGGTTTTCTAGCACTGAAAGAGATCCCAGAGCTTTAGTAGATGTTTCTATTAGAGAGATTGCCGCAAAATACGGTATCGGAAGACTTTATACTAGGAGATTATAATGGCTAATGAAAGAGTTTATACATCTCGCAGAGCAAACATAGTAAATGCGTTAGTTGAACAATTTAAGGGTATAAATGGTTCCGGTAAAATGATTACGGATGTATCCGACAATGTTCATCCCTTTCTTAAGTTCTGGGATGAAATAGATGATTTTCCTGCCCTACATATTAATGCAGGAAGCGAGTCTAGAGATTATCAAGCGGGCGGGTTTAAAGACAGGTTTCTTTCTTTAACTGTTAGATGTTATGTAAACGAAGAAAATGCTCAAGACGCTCTGAACGCTCTAATGGAAGACGTAGAAACAGTAGTCGAAGAAAACTCAAGACTACAGTATAGAGATAGGCTAAATGCCACTCACTTCACACAACAGATTACGGTCGTTAGTATTGATACTGACGAAGGTGTACTAGAGCCTCTAGGCGTAGGTGAAATTGCTTTAGAGGTTCGATATTAGAAAATACTTGCAAGAACAAACGTTCACGTTCAAGTCTTTTCAAGGAACATAGGAGAAAAACTATGGCACAACAACTATATTTTAGTCGCGACTCGAAGATGTTTATCGAGTTTAAAGGTTATGTTTGGGAGGTACCGGTCTTAGACGGGTTTAGTTTCTCTCAATCTACCAACTCAAGTGAGATTACTCTCGCAGAGATGGAATCCTCTACAGGTGCATCAAGGCGAGGACGAAAAGCATTTAACGATTCTTTATCTCCTGGTGAGTGGTCGTGCTCAACGTACGTACGACCTTTTAAAGCTGCAGCAGGAAACACTGCGGGCACTGCGGATTTATCCGCAAAAGTACACGCAGTAGAAGAACTACTATGGGCCTTAATGATGGGTGCAGATGATTATACTAATGATCTTAACGCTAACGGAGTAAGTTTTTTTGAGAATTCAACCGCAATTCCAATCACAGACACCGTCCAGGGAGAAACATATGAAATTGTAGCTGTGGGTACGGATGGTAACTGGGCTGCTATAGGAGCCGGTGCAGCTACCGCTGGAGTAATTTTTACCAAAAATGCTGTTGCCCCTGATACTGCCGCTGTGAACGCAACTTGTAAGCGTATAGTAAATAAGCCAACAACTACTGAAAGCAGATTTTCTTTCCACGCTTCTAACTCGTCTACTTTTGAGCCTGCAAACCTGTACTTTGTAATTGGTGATTCAGACCGTAAAGTTATGAAGCTAAAGGATATTACCGTTAATGAAGCTACTCTTGATTTTGATATCGATGGTATTGCTACTATTAATTGGTCAGGAAACTCTAATGACGTAATTGATTTTGGAGCAAATACCTATACCGCAGCAGCGATTGAGAGTACCGGCAAAGCTATAGGAGACGTTCTTTTAGATAGCTCAGAAAACTTTAGACTATATGTCCATACAGCAGAAGGCGCTCTCACTCCTTATATCAATGAAGCTATTGATAGTACTGACAACTTTATTCGTAATCGTTTAACTCAGTTGACAATTACTACTACAGCTAATACTGTTAATGGTGCAGGTGATGTCACAGCTTATGGAACTGCGGACCCAGACAAGGATGGAACTGAAGAACTAGAAACTAGTTATGACTTGACATTAACAGGCGGAAGTATTAGTATTTCAAATAACGTAAGCTATATTACTCCAGAAGTTTTAGGTACTGTAAACATACCTATTGGTCATGTTACGGGTACTCGTACAGTTTCAGGCTCTTTCACGTGTTATTTAACAAGTGACAGCAATAGTGATAAAGACTCTTCTGCTTTTTATGATGATTTAAGAAGTATTACCAATGTGGTAACAAACTCTTTAAATCTTACTTTCAAGGTGGGAGGAACTGCTACTACTGCACCACGTTTGGAAGTAAATATGCCTAATTGTCATATTGAAATCCCCACACACTCAATCGAAGATGTAATTTCATTAGAAAGCAACTTCAATGCACTTCCTAGCACAATTGATAATACAGATGAAGTTACGGTTAAGTATCTCGCATCTTAAAATTATCTGATTTAGTTTAAAAGGGGCTTAGGCCCCTTTTTTATTATACCTAGCAAAAATAGTTCTTGACTTTTATTCTCCTATGAACTATACTATACATTAGTCAAAGTGAGAGCTACCTCTCTTAAAGAGAAAAAATATGCCAAGCTATAATTTTAAAAGAGAGTCCCAAGTATTTATAGTAAGCGGAGGACTTAGGTATAAATTAGACGTACAGGACATATCTTTTAGTCAAACATTTAGTGAGCAAAGTTATCCAGTTAAAACTCTTCACGCACAGAATGATGTATTTGAAGGTAGTATTATAAATAAAGCTAACGCCGCTACTTTTTCTTTTACTATACCGGCTATAACAGAGGCAGATTTTGAAATAGTAAGAGATAAATTGTTAGATGCTGGTTCTTTTGACTTATATATTAAAACTTCAGCAGATACGTTTAAACTTGAAACCGCTGTAATTACAAATGGAAGTTTCGGAATTGAGAGATCTCGACCCCTGAGTATACAGATTCAAGGAGAAGCGTCAAAGCTTACTCGAGGAGCAACGACAGAAGGAACACTTCAAAATAGAAGTGCTGCTATGTCTTATACAGTACCTAGAGTTTCTATAACTTTAAATAGTACTGTGCTAGACGGCGTAACTAGTGTAGCTATGGAATTACAGAATGATATTTCATGGACGCCCTACACTACTGTACATAATGCTCTGACAGTTACAAATGCCTCAAATACTATGTATCCAACTGCATTTGTTCTTTCTAAAAAAATACTCTCCGGTTCGATTACTCAATATCTCACAGATGATACTGTATCTAATACACTAGACTGGGATACAGACGCGAGTCTGACTATAAGTGCAGGAAATGGTTTAACAAGCCCTAATTTTAGAGGTTTTTCATTTGGGCCAGCAACTTGCAGTATAACTAATCG